GAGCATTACCAGGCCGAGCTGGCCAAGTTGGAGGTGGATTTGAAGCGTCGGGACTTGGTGCCAGCGGTGGAGGTGCAACGTGAAGCGTTTGCGTTGGGCCGCAGTGTGCGTGAAGCGCTGGCCAATTTGGCGGATAGGTTGAGCCACCAGTTGGCGGGCGAGACCGACCCGGCGCGAATTCATGCGGTGCTGACGGATGAGCATCGTGCGGCGTTGGTGGAGCTGAGCAATGGCTAACCCATGGCGCGCTGGATTTCTTGAAGGGTTGCGACCTGAGCAGCCGTTGACGGTGAGCGAGTGGGCAGACCGTTACCGGAAACTGAGCAGCAAGGCATCAGCGGAACCTGGGCCGTGGCGCACTGGGCGGACGCCGTACCTGCGGGAGCCAATGGATTGCCTGAGCAGTAACAACCCAGTGCAGCGTGTGGTGATGATGTTTGCGGCGCAGACGGGCAAGACGGAAGCCGGCAGCAACTGGCTGGGTTATGTGATTGATCACGCGCCGGGGCCAATGCTTTGCGTGCAGCCGACGGTGGAGATGGCCAAGCGATTGAGCAAGCAGCGGTTGGAAAGCATGATTACAGACACGCCATGCTTGGCGGCAAAGATCGCGCCAGCCCGGGCGAGGGATTCTGGGAACACGATGTTCAGCAAAGAGTTCAGCGGCGGGATCATGCTGTTAACGGGTGCCAATAGCGCAACGGGCTTGCGGTCAGCGCCTTGCCGATATTTGTTTGCTGATGAAGTGGACGCATTTCCCAGCGATGTGGACGGCGAGGGCGACCCGGTAGCACTGGCTGAGCGCCGGACGACTACGTTTGCGCGGCGCAAAATCCTGCTGACTAGCACGCCAACGGTGAAGGATTTCAGCCGTATCGAGGCGGAATATGAACGCAGCGACCAGCGGCGGTTTTATGTGCCGTGTCCAAGTTGCGGCGGAATGCAATGGCTGCAATGGCCGCGATTGAAATGGGACGCCAAGCGACCGGGTGAAGTGCGGTATCAATGCGAGCATTGCGGCGAGCGGTTTGAGGAGAACCACAAGCCAGCGATGTTGGCGGCTGGTGAGTGGCGGGCGACTGCACCAAGCGACGGCAAGACAGCAGGGTTTCAGTTGTCGGGGTTGTACAGCCCGCTGGGGTGGTGCAGTTGGGAGCAATTGGTGGATGATTTTCTGCGAGCCAAGTCGGATGCGCCAGCGCTGAAGGCGTTCGTGAATACCAGGCTGGCCGAGACTTGGGAAGAGGACTATGCCGCGGCCGTGAGCGCTGACGGGTTGATGGCCAAGCGATTGGCGTATGAATCAGGCACCTGCCCAGATGGGGTGGTGCTGCTGACGTGTGGCGTTGACGTGCAGGACAACCGCTTGGCAGTGAGCGTGTGGGGATGGGGCGAAGGCGAAACGGGTTGGCTGGTCTGGCATCAGGAGCTGATGGGTGACCCTACGCAGACAGAGGTATGGGCGCAGTTGGATCAAGTGCTGGCAACCGAATGGCCCACGGCTAGTGGCAAAGAGTTGAAGGTTGCACAGATGGCAGTTGACAGCGGCGGCCATTGCACACATGAGGTGTACAGGTATGTACGCGATCGCGTGCGCCAGGCTGTGGTTGCGATTAAGGGCAGCAGCAGGCGCAATAGCCCAGCGGTTGGCAAGGGGAACAAAGTGGACGTGAGCTGGCAAGGTCGAGTGTTGAAGCGTGGTGTGACGCTGTATCAGCTAGGCACCGACACGATTAAAACGACATTGTTCGGAAGGTTGCGGCACAACGAAACTGGCGGCGCGTTGCATTTTGGGATGGGTGCTGATGAGGAATATTTCCGGCAATTGACCAGTGAACGGCAGGCATTGCGGTATCACCGAGGATTTCCTATTCGCGAATGGGTAAAGAAAGCGGGTGATCGCAACGAAGCATTGGACTGTGCGGTTTATGGATATGCGGCGATGTTGCTGTATTCGCGGCGAATGAATAGAGCAACGATGTGGCAGCAATTGGCGGAGCAGCTTGAGCGTGGTAAGAAGGCCCCGCTAAGATCAAGGCAACAGCCTGCGGCACCAGCTGCGGCCGGCCCTGGATTTGTGAGCAACTGGTAGGCCGTGAACATTCCAAGCGAGATCAGAGCGGGCGACACGATCCAGTGGCGTGACGTGGCTGGCGTGAACAATTTGGGCGATGCAATCAGCAGCTCTGATTACACGCTGACCTATTACCTGCGGACTAGCCGTACCAGCGCAGGGGCGACGGTGGTGGGCAGCGCCTATGACACGGGCTGGCAGTTCAGCATTGCGGCGGGCACTAGCGCAAACTTCGATGCCGGCGCTTGGTATTGGCAGGCGGTGGCAACGAAGACCGGAAGCACTGTCACGCTGGGCAGCGGCCAGTTAACGGTGTTGGCCAGTTTGAGCTATGCGGGGTCGCCTGGTGCGGTTGATGGCCGGTCGCAAGCGCAGCAGGATTTGGATGCTGTGCAGGCTGCGATCAGAACAATCGTTGCTGGCGGCGTTGCAAAGGAGTACACCATTGGCAACAGAAGCCTTAAGAAATACGACATGGCCGACTTGTTGCAGCTTGAAAGTAAGCTGAAGGCTGAAGTGAAGCGTGAGCAGATGGCGGACCTAATCGCCAACGGTCTCGGCAATCCGCACAATCTGTTCGTGAGGTTCTGATGGGTCTGCGCACGCGGCTATTCAAGGCGATGGGTTATGAGCCGCTGCGGCCTAGGGCGCGGGCGTATCAGGGCGCAAGGGTTAGCCGGCTGACTGCCGACTGGGTGACGAGCGGCACTAGCGCCGACAGCGAAATTAAGTCAAGTTTCAAATCGTTACGCAACCGTGCGCGGCAACTGGTTCGCGACAACGACTATGCGCGACAGGCAGTCCGTGCCATTCAGAACAATGTGATCGGTCACGGGATTAGGCACCAAGGGCAGGTGCGTTTAGATGGGCGACTTGATGAGGTGATCAACGGTCAAATCCACGAGCAATGGGAGCGGTGGATGCACAAGAGCCGTTGTGATGTAAGCGGGTTGCTGGGCTTCCACGATATGGAACGCCTGCTGGCGCGCAGCATGGCCGAGTCTGGCGAGGTGTTTGTGCGGATGATCCGCAGGCCATTTGGCGATTCGCGGGTGCCGTTTGCGCTGCAGATCCTTGAGGCTGATTACCTGATCGACGATGACGTGCCGCAGGCGGCTGAAGGCAACACGGTGAGGATGGGCATCGAGGTGGATAGCTACCTCAGGCCACAGGCTTACCACTTTTATGCCAACCACCCCGGCGATACATATGCCGGCAACTCACGGACCAATGGCCGCCGCATTCGGGTGCCGGCTGATGAGGTGATCCATCTGTTCCTGCCTGAAAGGCCTGGGCAGACCCGTGGCGTCACCTGGTTTGCGTCGGCACTGATGCGGCTGCACATGCTGCAGGGTTACGAAGAGGCTGAGGTGGTGCGCGCTCGGGCCAGCTCTGCGTTGATGGGATTCATCCAGTCACCTGAAGGAGAACTGATTGGCGACGAGGTGTACGAAGGCGAGCGGGTCAGTGACTTTCAACCTGGCGTGTTCAAGTATTTGGCACCAGGCGAATCGGTGACGGTGCCTGATTTGAACGCACCGGATGGGCAGCTAGAACCGTTTACGCGGTCAATGCTGCGAGCTGTGGCGGCTGGTGTTGGCGTGAGCTTTGAAAGCATCAGCAAGAATTTCAGCGAGAGCAACTACAGCAGCAGCCGGTTGAGCTTGCTTGAGGAGCGCGACACTTACCGAGTGTTGCAGCGTTACATGATTGAAAGCTTCCACCAGCCGGTGTTTGAGGCATGGCTTGAGATGGCGGTGCTTAGTGGTGCGCTTAGCTTGCCGGGGTACGAAACCAACCCTGATCGCTATCGGGCTAGCAAGTGGGTGCCTAGAAGCTGGGAATGGGTTGATCCGCAGCGCGAGGTTGAGGCTTACAAATCAGCAGTGCGATGCGGCTTTAAAACACTGAGTCAAGTCATCAGCGAACAGGGCGGCGACTTGGATGACCTGCTGGCTCAGCGTCAATCAGAACTAGCCAAGCTTGACGAGCTGGACATCGTATTGGATACCGATCCGAGCGAGGTGAGCAATGCCGGCCTGACTCAAGCAAGGCCTGCCGGATCCGTTGATCCGTTTGGCGAAACCGAGTCACCTGTTGAAGAGGAAGAATACGAAGAGCTGTCGGTGCTTGAGGATCCGCTTGAAGGTGCAGAAGACTGATGGCTGATTGCAATACCGATAGAATCAAGACACTACAAGACAGAAGCGCTGTGGATTTAGAGCGCCCCTATCCGAACGAGCACGCTGCCAGGTTGCAAGACCCTGAGCAGTTTGACTCCCTGCGCCGTGTCAATGATGAAGGCGGCGCGGGCGTGGATTTTATCTACGGGATCAAAGGCAACGACAGCGAGGTGCAGGCCATTCGGTTCCGCAGCTCGCAGTTCACGCCAGCCGAGGCACGGGCATGGCTAAGCGAAAACAATTTTGACCCGATTGAATTTGAGGAAGCTACTGGCGATGGCGAAGCTGACCGCGACGCCGAAGATTTGACTAGCCGAATTTTGGAAGGCAAGTATCAACGCGCTGAACTGACCGAGTTTGACGCTGTTGAAGACCGGACCTTCGAGTTCCCGTTCAGCTCGGAGTATCCAGTAGCTAGGTATTTTGGCAACGAAATCCTGAGCCACGAAGTAAAGGCGGCCGACCTTAGCCGCCTGAACGATGGCGCCCCGCTGTTGTTCAATCACAACCCGGACAAAGTCATCGGTGTTGTAGAGCGCGCGTACATCGACGGCAATCGCCGCCGTGGTTATGCGCGTGTGCGGTTCAGCCGCAATGCATTCGCTCAAGAAATCTTGAGTGATGTGAAGGACCGCGTTCTACGGAATGTGTCTTTCGGCTATTCCATCGACAAAATGGAAGAGCGTGGCAGTGGCGATTTCGTCGCAACTGCTTGGTCACCTTACGAGGTGTCTATTGTCAGTGTTCCCGCTGACAAAACAGTGGGCATCGGCCGATCGCTTGAGTCCACTGAACCGGCTGCTTCGGCAGCACCATCCCACGATCAAATTCCGCAAATGGAAAACACCACACCCGATCTGGCCGTGGTGCAGGCCGAAGCCATTCAGGCTGAGCGTGCCCGCATCTCGGACATCACCTCTTTGTGCGCCAAGCACAAGATGGAAGACATGGGTCGGCAGTTTATTGAGTCTGGTCGTTCAATCGACGAGGCTCGGGCTGCTGTGCTCGACAAACTCAACATTCCCCAGGAGACCGTGACCATGCAGGCCGCCGACATTGGCCTCACTGAGAAGGAGAGCCGCGGCTTCTCTTTCCTGCGTGCCATCAACTATCTTTCCAACCCGACCGATCGCTCGGCCCGTGAGGCTGCTGCGTTTGAGATCGAAGCATCTGAAGCTGCTGCCGCCAAGCTTGGCCGCCAGTCCCGTGGCATCACCATTCCCCAGGAAGTGCTGCGTCGCGACCTGAACGTTGGCACCGCTTCTGCCGGCGGCAACCTGGTTGCTACCGAGCTGGATGCTGGCAGCTTCATTGAGCTGCTGCGCAATGCTTCGGCACTGGATCAAGCTGGCGCCACTGTGCTGACCGGCTTGACCGGCAACGTTGCTATCCCCCGCCAGTCCGGCGCTGCTACCGCCTATTGGGTATCCGAGTCCGGTTCGCCCACGGAAAGCCAGCAGACCGTCGATCAGGTCAGCCTGGTGCCCCGCACGGTTGCTGCTTACACCGACTTCAGCCGTCGCCTGATGATCCAGTCTTCCATTGACGTGGAGAACATGGTTCGCGGCGACCTGGCTCGCGTGATCGCTCTCAAGATTGACGCCGCTGGCCTTTACGGCACTGGCGCCAACAGCGAGCCCCTGGGCCTGAAGAACACCACCGGCATCGGCACCGAAGACTTCGCTGCTGATGCTCCTACCTTTGCTGAGGTGGTGGCACTTGAAAGCGACGTGGCAACTGCCAACGCTCTGCTGGGCAGCCCTGTCTATCTGATGAACGCTGCAATGCGCGGCAATCTAAAGACCACGAAGAAAGACGCCGGCTCCGGCATCTTCATCATGGAAAACGGCGAGGTCAACGGCTACCGCGGCGTGCTTTCCAACCAAGTGGCATCCAACGATCTGTGGTTTGGCAACTTTGCCGATCTGATCATTGGTTACTTCTCTGGCCTTGACCTGATGGTTGACCCCTACACTCACAGCACCTCCGGGACTGTGCGCGTGGTGGCCATGCAGGATTGCGACATTGCGATTCGCCATCCTGAATCCTTCAGCCGCGGCAACAACACCCTCTGATCATGAGGATCGAGATCCTGCGACAGACAATGTTGGCGGGTCTGGTGGTCCGAGTTGGGGAAGTCCTTGAGGCTTCCCCCTCAGACGCCAAACTGTTGATCGGCATTGGCAAAGCAGTGGCAGCCGCTGACAAAGTGGCTGAAGCGGTTCAGGTTTTCACTGAGCCAACACCTAAACCATCTACCTCTCGACGGAGGACTAAATCATGACCATCCACAACCTTGGTTCTAAAACCACGGTTCTCGGTCTGCTGCGCAACGACGTTGTGACCGCAACCGGGACCGGCTCTGCTATTGACCTGCAGGGCTACGAGGGCGACATGGCTGTGCTGTTGGACGCCGAAGCCGGCGGTGCCAGCATCACCTATGCCGTCAAGCTGACCGAATCCGACACTTCCGGCGGTTCTTACACCGACGTGAGCGGCGGCGCTTTCACCACCACCACCGCTAACACTGCATCGCTGCAAAAGATTTTCGTCAACGTGACTTCCTTGAAGCGCTTTGTGAAAGTCTCTACCACCGTTGCTGGTGGCACTGGCGCTGGTGCCGTGGCTGTAATTGGTCTTGCTTCCGCGAAGTACAGCTGATCATGGCGTTTGCGGAGGACCTAGATATTTTCTTGGCGGACTTTGGCGTTAGCTGTACGGCTGGCGCCACTGCCGCTCAAGGAATTCTGGATATGCCCAGTCAAGTGATCAGCGATGGAATGGTGCTCACCACCGATTACACGTTGACCGCCAGGACCTCCGCTTTTGGCAGTCTCATCCGCGGCGATTCAATCACCGTGGATGGGACTGCTTACACCGTCCGAGAAACCATGTTGCTCGATGACGGCAAGTTTGTTCAACTTGGGATCCAGAAGACATGAGCGGTCCCTTCAAGATCAACACTCGTAGCCAGTGGTCGGCACTCAATCCAGTGCTGATGGCAGGAGAACCTGGCGTCGAAAAAGAAACTGAAAATTTAAAAATTGGCGACGGCAAAACGCCATGGTCTGAATTGCCATATTTTGGTTGCCCTGGATATTGGGGATCGTTTTGGGATGGGACATCTCAAGTGGCTGCATTGGCAGACACGGCCTATTCGGTCAAGCTGCGGCAGGTTGACACGGCAAGCCGTGGCGTAAAGGTCATCTCAGAAACGCGTTTGACGGTTGATCATCCAGGCGTTTATAGCATCACCTTTTCAATTCAATTCAGCAACACTGACAGCTCTATTCACGACATCAATGTTTGGTTGCGCAAGAATAATGCCGGCAGCAGTGGGGACGTGCCTGCTAGCGACAGCAGGTTTAGCATTATTAGCAGCCACGGCGGAATTGCCGGTAACGTAATCGGCACCGTTAATTTCGTCTTAGGCCTAAACGCCGAAGACTACATCGAGCTGATATGGTCAACCACTAACGTCGCGGCTTACATCCACGCAGAGCCGGCTGGCAGCAACCCTACGCATCCCAGCATTCCTGGCATTATTTGCACAGTGGTTCAGGTGGCATCCTCATGACTACTCATCGCGAGTCAATCCTGGCCAGAATCCGCACTAACCTGACGGGCACCACGGGTGTCAGTACGCGGATCTATCGCAGCAGGGTTGAACCGTTGCAACGCGGTGAGCTGCCGGCGATTGTTGTTGAGCCGATCAGCGATGTCTGCCAGCAGCTAACGGCACTGCCAACGCTGGATTGGACAATGACCGTGCGGATCGCGGTGATTGTTCGGGGTGACGTGCCAGATCAAGTGGCAGACCCGATCATTGAGTCGCTTCACGCCAAGATTATGGCTGACCTGACTTGCAATGGCTTTGCTTATGACGTTCAGCCGGTATCGGTTAGCTTTGACTTGCAAGAAGCAGACCAGCCATCTGGGGTGATCTCTTGCGATTTTGCAGTGAAGTATCGAACACAGGTGACTAACTTGGCCTTGAGTCCCTAGCAGCTACGATGATGGATGAACACTACGGCGTGGGTGGGTCCTACCTACTCAATCCCAAAACTGGCAAGAGAACGCTCGTCGAGCGGACTGAGCCAGCAAAGCCTCCCGAACCCCAAATCGAGGAACTGAGCGATGGCTCTGACACGCAAAAGACTGATCCAGGTTAAAAAGGAATCCACCTACGGGACGGACAGCACTCCGGCTGGGACCGATGCCCTCTTGGTGCGGAACCTGGAAATCACGCCTATTGAGGCTGATGTAGTCAGCCGCGATCTGATCCGTCCTTACTTTGGCAACAGCCCTCAGTTGCTGGCTAACACGCGCGTCAGCATTACGTTTCAGGTCGAGCTGGCTGGTTCCGGCACGGCTGGCACTGCGCCTCGCTATGGCGCCGTTCTGCAGGCCTGTGGATTGTCAGAGACCATCGTGGCTGCCACCAGCGTCACCTATGCGCCGGTTAGCAGCTCTTTGAGTTCTGCAACAATTTATTTCAACAACGACGGCATCCGCCACATCTTGACCGGTTGCCGGGGCACGTTTGTTTTGAACGCCGAAGTGGGTCAGATCCCCACAATCGACTTCACGATGATCGGCGTTTACAACGCCCCGACAGACACGGCGCTGCCTTCCGTTACCTACAGCGCTCAAGCCAGCCCGCTGATCTTCAAGCAGGGCAACACGTCTAGCTTCCAGTTCTTCAGCTATGCCGGTTGCCTTCAGTCGGTCAGCTTGGATATCGCCAATGAAACGGTTTACCGCGAGCTGGTTGGCTGCACCAAGGAAATCCTCATCACTGACCGCGCCCCCAGCGGCACTGTGATGATTGAGGCTCCGGCGCTGGCTACTAAGGATTATTTCAGCATCGCCCAAACCGAGACCACCGGGAACCTCACATTCCTGCACGGCACCACGGCTGGCAACCGTGTCACCCTTACAGCTGGCCAGTGCGACATCACTAACCCGACCTACGGGGACCAAGATGGCGTGCAAATGCTTAACATCCCCTACGTTGCGGTGCCGACCACGGCCGGCAATGATGAGTTAAGCCTCGCCTTCACCTAAAGGAGCTTCCTGCATGGCGTTTGTCCTTAAGCAGTCCGATACCTACGTCTGGCCGGTCACCTTCGATATCCCTGTCGATGGTGGCCGCCACGAAAAACAGACGTTTGATGTTCAATTCAAACGGATGCCGCAGAAATGGATTCGTGACATCGCCAAAAAGATCGACGCCGATGAGGTGTTTGATGTGGACGTAGCGCGGGAGGTGGTGCTGGGTTGGTCTGGCATCACCGACGACGCCGGCAAGGAGGTGCCGTTTAGCCAGAAAGCACTTGATCAAGTGCTGGATGTGCCAACGTTGGCTAGCGCCATGGTGCTGGCTTACTTCAACAGCGTTGCAGGGGTAAAGGCAAAAAACTGATGGATGCCGCCTGCCATTGGGTTAGCGGCGGCATCAAAGACGAAACACCCGACGACGCATCAGTGTTGGGCATCATCATTGTGGATGATGTTTCAACCGATGAAGACTTTGAGGTGTGGCCAGAAAACTGGGAGGTGGTGCAGATGTTTCTGCGTTGCCAAACCCAATGGCGCACGGCTGGCATGGGCGGGGTGATTGGCCTCGACTATGGAGCTGTTGCTTGGTTGTTTAGACTGCATAGAGTGAAGGATCAGCGAGCTTTGCTAGAGGATTTGCAGATCATGGAAGCCGCTGTCCTGGCCGCATTTGCAAAGCAGGGAGGTTGAGCCATGGCAATGAACATGGACGCTCTGCTTCGCATCCGAGCTGACGTAGACGGACAAAACAAGATCGTCGCATTGAACCGTGGATTAAACACGGTTGAGCGCAGCGCCAAGACCCTGACGGGCGCCATGCGTGGGCTCACAGGCGCGTCTGCCGGGCTCTCCGGTGCGCTGGGCAGCCTGACGCCATTGCTTAGCGTGGTGGGCCTCACCGGGCTGGTGAAGGGCGCCCTAGAAGCTGGCGACAGAATGTATGACTTGTCGCAATCCACTGGCGTTTCCGTTGAAGCGTTAGCCCGTTTCAACAAGGCGGCGGCCGTCAGTGGCACTGACTTGGATGGTGTGAGCAAGGGCCTGGTCAAGCTGTCCAAAGCCATGGTGGATGCGGCCACTGGCGGCAAGGCATCGGCTGCCACCTTTCAAGCTTTAGGTATCAACGTTCGCGACGCAAACGGGCAGATCAAATCGTCTGACACCGTTTTGCTGGAAATCGCCAATCGCTTCAAGGCGATGGCTGATGGCCCAGAAAAGACCGCACTGGCGTTGCGGTTGTTTGGCCGGTCTGGTGCTGAGTTGGTGCCGCTGCTCAATATGGGCGGCGATGCCATCGACAAATTGAGCACCAAAATGAATGCTGCCTTTGCGCAAAAGGCAGACGATTATCAAGACAAGCTCGCAATACTTGGCGGCAAGGTCAGGGCATTGGGCATGGATCTGACCTTGGCGCTTCTCCCGGCGCTTACTCAAATCACCGATGCGCTGACGGCAGTCATCAGTGGCTTTAGTGCGTTGCCTGGTCCAATTCAAAGCGCAGCCGTGGCAACGGCAGGTCTTGCCTTGGCATGGGGACCACTGACAGGTTTGTTTAGCGCAGGCACTGGCGCGGTCAAGGTTTTGGCCAATGGCATGGAAATCCTTCGCTACCAAACGGCGCTGGCTGGTGGCGTGATGCCACTGCTGGCTGGCGGCCTTCAAGCCGTCCGCGTGGCCATCTTGGCAATTCCCGGATGGGGCTGGGCAATTGCTGGTGTCACCGCATTGGCGGCACTTGCAAAGGGTCTCTATGACAACAACGACGCTTTTGCTAGTTGGGCCAACAATGTCGGCTCAATTATTGCTAGCGACTTTGGCAATGCAATGAAAACAATGGGCGACCTTGCCCGGAATACTTGGCAAGGCATCGTCAAGGGTTGGAACATCTTGACGGGCGCCACACGTTCAGCGGCAAATGCAATTGGCAACGCCTTTGCCGGACCATTTGGCTTTATCGCCAACGCAGCACAGCAGGCATTTGGCGGAGTTCAACGTGCAATTGCAACCCTTTGGAACAATTTGCCCGAGCCAATCCGCAAGGCACTTGGGCAGGCAGGCAAGATTGCAGTGCAAACTTTTAAGTCTACGCCTGTTGGTTACTTAGTTGATGTTGGCGTTCGCGCTGGGCAAATGGGGCCGCAACGACGTGCCAACCGTGAAGGCAAAAATGATTTGCCAACTTCAACGTTTAGTCCAGATTTAGGAGCACTTGAATCTGGCAACGGTGGTGCGGCAAAGAAAACAGCCGATGAAGCCAAGCGAGCGATTGAGCAATACAACAGCGCTGTAAAAACTGGTTCGGATGTCACGCGCACTTTGATGGAACAGCTTCAGGACGTAAACCTCAACATGATTGGCATTGGTGTTAATGCCACCGATGCGCTTGGCGTACAACGATTAAGAGCTGAATTGACTGCTGCGCGCGAATATGGCGAACAAGTGCGCAAAATTGGAGAGCTAGAAAAGCAACGCAGTGAAGCTGCTGCTAAAGGTATTTCCACGAAAGATCTCGACGCACGCATCGCCGCAGCAAAGGAGCTGGGCGAGGCGCTTAAAAATGCTCGCAGCCAAGAGGCGAGCAATGCCTACACCCAGGGATTGATTGATCTTTTGCCCAAAGAGGTTGATTACAATCGTCAAATTAAAGAGTCCGCACTGCTGCTGGAGAACAAGAAAAAAGGCATTGAAGGACTCACCGAGGTCCAGAAGCTCAACCTACAAATCGAACTGCTTGATCTTGAAACTAAGGCGATTGGCAACCAAGCCCTGACCGAACAGATTCGCCTGTTGCGCGAAAGAGCCGCGGCCTTGGATGCCTCAAATGCAAAAGGCGATAAAACCTTTGGGGAATCATTTAAGGAAAAAGTCAAGGGCTACACCGACAGCGTGAAGGATCTCGGCGGTGCTTTGGGCAGCATTGCTGTCGATGCACTTACCAACCTTGAAGATCGATTGCTGGAGTTTGTCACCACCGGCAAGCTCAAGTTTAAGGAGTTTATTGCCAGCGTTCTTTCCGATCTGGCTAAGTTGGCGCTTCGTCTTGCCATTGTGAACACAATCAAGGCAATTTTCCCTGGCGCAGGCTTTGCCATGGGCGGCATCATGACTAACGACGGCCCGGTGCCGCTGAAGAAATACGCCCGCGGCGGCATCGCCAATTCTCCGCAGGTGGCGCTTTACGGCGAAGGTTCAATGCCTGAGGCCTATGTGCCCCTCCCCGATGGCCGGCGGATTCCGGTGGCGATGCAGGGCGGTGGCGGCGGTAATACCACCGTCAACGTGAGCGTGGATGCCAAGGGCAGCCAGGTGCAGGGGAACGCTGGCCAAGGTGAAAAACTTGGCCGCGCCATTTCGCAGGCAGTGCAGGCAGAATTGATTAAACAACGGCGACCCGGCGGCTTGCTGGCGGCTTAACCCATGGCAACTTTTACCTACACTCCAAGCTTTGAAGCAACCGAGGCAAGCAAGCCAC